TGTAATAATTCTCCAAAGAATTGTGGAAGAGGGCTATGCGAAAAAATTTGCAAGTCCTTCGATTGTATAACTAGATTCTACTTTAGTGTTGGGATTTTTAATCTTAACCTCATGCTTCAAAGAAGGCATTGTTTGGAAGAAGTTCTGAACATCATTAAATTGTTTGCTGCTCATATTTTCAAGGAAAGAAACAAACTCATCTACAGTTGTAGTAGAGTCATCCCATACATCTTCTTCATTGTAGATCTTTTCAATAGATTTTGCAATGAATGTAAAGGTATCGTCAAGATTATCTTGAGTGCCAAGAAAAGTATCAATACCAGGATACTTTAAATCAACCCAGAGATCATCTGAAATTTTAATAGTTTTAGAGTGACCTTTGTCAAATTTTACTTTAATATCATCTACATTGATATTGACTTTAACCTCAGTTTCATTGTCATCTGGGCAAGTCAAGAATAATTCAATAACCTCACCAACAGATTTTGCTCTGATATTTAAGAAAATATACTCAATATCAAAAGATGCTAATTTTTCAAAATCAAAATCTTTTGTAGTCACACAAGCAGAAACAATATTCCTAAGCGCATCTGCGATTTCTTTATCATTTTCAGATTCAAGTGCTAAGAGAAGAATTTTCTCTTCTTTAACAACAAAAGGTCTATACTTAATCCTCTGCTTGGTTGAGGGCACCGTCAAATTGTATGTCGGCACATTCAAAGTAGGTAAAGACATTAATTAAACTCCATATCATATTTTTATTTATCAAGCATTAAAGGATGGATTAGGATTGAATATAGTGGTTGGTGGTTGACCTGGACCTGGAAGCAGATCATTT